GGTTCAGGGTGTGATTTGTAATCTTCTTTTTTTGTCATTTTCTAATATTTTAATTAAACCTTCTTGTGTATTTAGTGTTCTTGGTTTTGATGACTTACGATATTCTTCAGGATTAAAGATTAACTTGACTTCTCTAATTAAATCATCATCATCCAATTTTACTACCCATCTTTCTGAATAGTGCATCTTGTTTCTTTTTAAGTGTGTTAAGTAACTCATTCGCTGTATTTTTTATATAGTTTTTTTATGCCATCAA